ACAATCACTATACCATCTGGAACAAAAGGAACTGTTGTATATGTATACCAAAATGGTAGTACAGAAGTTGAGTTCTATATAAAAAATAAAAGTTTCGTAGAAGTAGTATCAAAAGATGATATAGAAAAAACAAAGAGTTTATAAAATAAACTCTTTGTTTTTTATCTTCCAGGATATCTTGATCCTGAAATAGTAGGATTTCGTCTGTAAATTCTACTGTGTGCTCCAATTAGTCCTGATGTATTTTCAGATAAACTAGTAATATTCTCAACATATCTTAGCATATCACCTTGAATATTATTATTTACATATAATTCAACCAAATTTTTATATCCAATATTATCAAAGCATGTGGATAGTGTTATAGTTGTCATTACAACATCATCGTTTCCGCTCTCAGCTTTGTATGTAATCATACCAGATGTTGTTTCATGCTTACTAAAAGTGGTTATTTCCTTTATGTTTATCTCACTGTGTAATATCATTTTTCTATTTCTAATTGATTGCTGAAATTCCTTGTCAATAATTAGATGTTTATCTTTACTTAATTTCATTCCTATTTTACCTGCTATATCTTCTCTGTTGTGTTTATATCTTAAAAATACAGAATTCGAATAATTATTTTTACCATCAAATACATTAGGAAGATGTGCTAATAATTCAGAACCATATGTATTATATTCTAGTACTATTTTAGTTTTTTCTGGATCAAATAACTCAAATGCAATAAGATAGAGCATATGGGCAAGTTCTCTGATTGAGTATAAATTGTTTCTAAATAGTCCTATTTGCTCAAGTTTAAATAAATCTTGTATGTTATCGTATTCATATTTTTCTATTTCATTTTTATCTCTTAATTCTAATTTGAATATATTTATAACAGAAAAATCTTTTGCTAGTCCCTCTGATAAATCTATAGAAAGAACTGTGTAGTATTCTTTTGATCTCGCAACATTAAATAGACTTAAATCTTTTACAAATTTTAAAGATTCATATGGAAATTTAAACTTTTCAAATTGATTAATATTTATATTATCAAAAGGTAATTGTTTACTTTTTAATAAATCAATTGTGTCTTTGTTGAAAAGAATTTTATCTCCTGTGACAAAATGTAATCCATATTCTTGATCAAATTTATCAGAGGATAATAATAATTTAGTTTCTTCTTCTTGCCAGTTACTAACAACTGCCAATTCGGGTAGAGGAATACCATTTATTCTTATCTTTCTTATGTTACCAATGTGAGTTTTTTCATCCAACACATTATAAGCGACACAATCAAACATATCTTCTCCTATGCTTTTTTTGTATAACGTAATATCATATTTGTCTCTTATTTCTCGTAATAAAGAAGATTTTGCTATATTGAATTTTTTTAATTTAGCATCCATTACTTTAATTTTAGTGTCTTCTCTTCCTGGTACTTGATTCCATAAGACTCTCATAGCCTTATATGGATTTTTTAATGGATCATCCTCTGGTAATTCAGCATTTGTGAATAATTCCCAAAACATATTATATCCATTTGGAGTAGATGTTATTACAATATGCGAATTATTAACTGATGATACTACTGGAATAATAGCACCATAATAATCTCTAATGAAATTATCTGGAATGTGAGCAAACTCATCGAGATAAAGAAAATCTATAGTAAATCCGATCGAGGGATCTTTAGTTCTGTTCTCTGTTTGAATTCTTGAATTATTTTCAAATGCAATCTGAGTTTCATTCCAGTTAGTTACTCCTTTTTTAAGAAAAAATGGTACTAACTTATAAATATCTTTTATTTTTCGTATGATTTCTTTTACTGTTTTTCCTTTATTTGCCACTACCATACATCCTTTATCATCATTAAATAGCACGAAATGAAGTAAAACTATGGCTGCAGAAACTGTATTATGAGAAAGTATATCATTTGTGTAGTAGCTCATTTCAGGAGTATCTATAGATAGGTCGAACATACTCACTTTGTTTTTTAGTTTAGAAATTTTTTTGACTTTACTTTCTCCTTTTTTTGTTAATACATAATCATCTGTAGTCAAATCTATTAACATTTTTATATTATGATCTTTACAAAAAATCATATGAGTATCAGCGCCTTCAAGCCATAATCCGTTTTCTAATTCTAGACTATATATTTGAAATGGTTGAGTTATATTCATTTCAGTCACTGGAACAAATCCATAATCTGTTTCTACTAATATTTCTTTATCAAGGAATATAGTATTAACGAATTTCTTCATTATATCTTCCTCATTAGGATTAAAATTTCTAAATTCATATTTTTCAATAGATTGAATTATAAAATATATTACATTTTTAATAAATTTTTTAAACATTAATTTTAATTAATTTTTAATTATATATTAAAAAATGATGAGTGTATTTATTTTTATTTATTTTTAATAGTTATATTACATTTTGACCTATCAAATATTAATATATAATTAAAAAACGAATATGATAATTGATGATTTTGTGAATATTAGTGTAAGTAGTAAAAATATTACATATTATAGAAGTATAGGATATATATTAAAAACTGGTGATAATTTCAATATTAAAATAGAAGATTTACAAAAAACAAGTGCCTTTAAAGTTAATGTGAAATGTGATAATTGTGGGGATGAAAAATATATACAATATAGATTATATAATAATAACATTGAAAAATCTAAAATGTATTATTGTATTAAATGTAAACATTTAAAAACAGAAGATACAAAATTAAAAAAATATGGAAATAAAAATTATAATAACATAGAAAAAAATAAAGAAACTTGTCTCAAAAAATATGGAGTTGATCATTTTAATAAATTAGAATGTTCTAAAAAAATATAAAAAAAATAAAATTAGAAAAATATGGTAATGAAAATTATAATAATATGATTAAAAATAAAGAAACAAAATTAGAAAAATATGGTGATAAAAATTATAATAATATGATTAAAAATAAAGAAACTTGTCTTAAAAAATATGGTGTAGATAGTATATTTAAAGTGGATTATATTAGAGAAAAAATATTTGATAAAAGAAAGGAAAGACTAATAAACATGTATGCTAAATATAATTTATTAGATGTGAATTACGAAAAATATAATTATATATGTAAGTGTGAAAAAGGACATAAATTTGAAATTCCAAAAACTATATTTTATAATAGAATATGTACAGATACATCGTTGTGTACTATTTGTAATCCAATAGGAAGTTCAAATTCAGATAAAGAAAATGATGTATGTGATTTTATTTTTAATAATTGTAATTATAATATTGTTAAAAATGATAGATTTGTAATAAATCCTTTTGAGTTGGATATTTATATTACAGATTTAAAATTGGCATTTGAATTTAATGGATTATATTGGCACAATGAATTGTATAAACCAAATAATTATCATTCAATGAAAACTAAAATGTGTGAAGATAAAGGAATACAATTAATTCATATTTATGAAGATGATTGGATATACAAAAAAGACATTATAAAATCAAAAATTTTAAATATATTAGATAATATTGAAAATAAAATATTATCAACAAAAACTAATATAATCGAAATATCAGATAATAATATTGTAAATGATTTTTTAAATAAAAATCATTTACAAGGATATATAAATTCTAAAATTAAAATTGGACTTTATTATGAAGATTCTCTCGTGTCATTAATGATATTTGGTAATATAAAAAAAGATAAACAGCATAAAAATGATTATAAATCTTGTGAAATGTTGAGATTTTGTGATAAATTAAATACTATAGTTATAGAAGGATATAATAAAATTTTTGATTATTTTATAGATAAATATGATTATGATGAAATAATATGTTATGATGATAAATCTTGGAGTAAAGGAGAAATGTGTTATAAATTAGGATTTAATTTTATAAAAAATACATCACCTTCATATTGTTATATAATTAATGGGATAAAAAAAGATAGATTTAATTTCAAAAAAAATAAATTAATAAAAGAAAATATTAATAACATTAATAAAACAGAACATGATATTATGCTAGAAAGAAAAATTTATAGAATATATGATTCCGGAAATATGAAATTTATTTATAAAAAATAAACTTTTTAAAAAATTGTGACTTTTAGTCACAATTTTTTATTTTTCAATTTTATCTATTATTTTATATAAAAGTATTTTTATTTTTTCAAATATATTAAACTTCCTATCCTTCTTTAATTCATTATAATATAACTCTCCAATAGATATAGTATATTCTGTACCGTCAATATTTTTCATCAAAACTTTGTTGTTAAAATAATTACATTTTCCTGTCTGCCGACTTGCCATTAATATACTTCTTGAATTTTTTGTATATAAGTCAATAATATCTTTTTGATAGTCACGTAGTTTCATTGGACCAATTGAACCATCTTCTCTTTTAATTTGACAATAATGTTCAGCAAAATATTGAACATTGATTTTACATTTTATATATTCTTCAAATTCTAACTCAGTCATAGCAAATGTTAGATTTGTTCTGCGAATACCTCTCATGTTAGAGAACCACAATTTTTCAAACCTTTTTAAAGGTTTACCTAAATTTTCTTTTATTGTTATTTCATTTACAATTTCTGTTGTTAATATAAAATCTTCAACTTTATTATCAGCCATAATTCATCATTTTTTTTATTTCTTCGTAATGTTCTTCTGTTAATCCAATCCATCCTTTACAGTGTATTATATTATTAACATACGGTACTATTTCAGAAATTTTATCATCAATAATTACATATTTATCATGCTCATTATCATCTAACCATTTTTTTTATTTCTAACCCTCTATCAGTATTTAAAATTGGTGTGTAATCATTTATAATTACTTTTATTCCTTGTTTAATGAATATTTTTTGTAATTCTTCTATTGTATATCTAACTCTCCATGTTGATGTTATGATAGCAATTAAATTTAAATCGCTACAAATTCTATTATAATTATTAATACATTTTTTATCCCAATTCTTTTTATATTTAGGATTTAAAACTCCATCAATATCAGTGAAAATATAATTATTCATAAATAAATTCAATATTATATCCTTTTATTGAAAAATCTAAGCGTAGAATATCCTGTAATGTTCCTTCATATAAATACAAATCAAAATTGTAGCCAATCGCTAATAGTTCAGGTATATATATCTGAATTTGCTCATCTACTAAATTTTTTAGTGTTTCTGTTGTAACATTAGTTTGCCAAAGATAGTATTCCAAATTTGCGCCCATGTCTTCATCACCCAATACATCGCCTTTGTTTGTGTATAGTATCATTTCTAATTTTTGAACTATAACTTCAACATCATCATCTTCTATGATTTTATCTGATGAGTATTTTGGGTGACCAGGATATCTTATGCTAAAATCTTTTATATCATTTAGAGCCATTTTAAACCTTATTTTTATTATATATATAAAAAAAGATAGATTGTAAATGGATGAGTCAAATTTTATATCTGTAATTGATTATATAGGAAAAATAAACAATGGAGTAGCAGTATTGTTATCCATGAAAGTTGTTGATAAAATATATGAGCTGGTGTATTGGTTTGATGTAGAAAATGAATATTTATTATCTTGTGATGATAATTTTTTAACTGATTATAATATTAAGGATATATATGAATATAAAAATTATAAAAAACTCGCATATTATATACATAACTATGTATTAGATAACAAAGATGATATAATCAACGAGTTTTTGAATAATTAAATATTATATTTATCAGATGATATTTTTATTTCATATTCTAAAATTTCATCTGCTGTTAAATATCTATCTATATCATCTTCATCTATGTGTATTCCGTTAGGAAATGAATGATATCCATCATCGTCAAAAAAATTAACCATATAATCCCAACCACCATTTGATTTATGACTATTGATTTTAGATATTTGACAAAAATTGTTAATATCTGGATAGCCAGAAACAAACACATGATCACCCTCTATGTATATTAGATTCTTTTTTTCAAATTTTTTCAAATATTTCATAATTATGTTCTGTATGTTACTCCTTTCCAAATAATATTAACAGTACTAAATCCTGATGATGATGTAGGATCTTCTCCAAAATAAATACCGTTTCTATTTATCCAACCACCTCTTAATACTACTAGTTCGTTGTTTCCTATGATGATATCACCCAACACTGGATCTAATCCAATCAGTTTTGATGAATCATATTGTGATGTATTATTATATGATACAACTGTGCTATTACCAATAGAAGCAGATAAATTTGAATTTCCAATTATTGAACTTGAATAATTTGGAGTTGTTGCAGATTTACTACTATCAGATTTCATAGCGTTTGAGTTGTTTGCTGATGTTATTGTACTTTGATATACATTAGTGTATGCATTTACAGAGTTAGAATTAGACACATAAGTAGATTGTAATACATTTGGTTGCGTAGAGGATAATAATGCTCCATTTCTATTGTAATCTTCATTGTCTTTACCTACAAATTCCAAATTTATAGAATCTATTCCATCAATATCTTTTAATTCTGTTATTAAATTCGCTTTTACAATTCTATCATATCTACTATATGAAGAGAAGTATGTTGATAATGTATCAAGAACTTGTTCTCTGATATTATCTTCTGATGTATCATCATACCTTCTAATAAAAACATTTACTATATATTTTTTTATTATTGGATCTATGATATTTATTATTGATGATATACTAACAATACCTTGAATTTTAAGATAACTTATAATTCTATTTTTTTCATCTTGATTAAGATAAAAATAATCAAAAGGAACATTAAAATAATTAACACTAGATGAAAAATGATCTGTTATTCTTGGTATTAAATACAAATACATTTCATTTAAATTTGTTTCTACTAAATTGGTAGTAGAAGAATTTAGATCAATTTTAATAGTATCTAATGTATTGAATGCGTTAACTTTTGAAAACATATTCAATTTCATTAGATGGTATATAAATTGATCAGGTGTAGCAAGAACAAAATTTCTTGACACATAAGGAATTACAGATCTGGTATATTCAATACTCTCACCATCACTGGCAAAATTTATATCAGTTTCTATAAAAATATCAAATAATTTATCAGCTTGTATAATGTTACCTTCACTGTCATATATATCTGTAATAAAATTGAATCCATTGATATTGTTATTTAATATATTGCCAGCCAATCCATTTGTTGTTAAATATTTAACTTCTATGACAGAACCAATATTAGGAATACAACCATTTATACCATTACCAAAGTATACATCTAATCCACCGTTAAATCCAGTTCTAGTATAACATGCATATTCATCTTGTAGCATATCATATAAATGATCTCTTACTTTTAATGTTACTCCATTTAATGATATTTGAAAATCAAAATTATCAATTGTTGAATTGTTGCTAACTACAACTTGAAATGATTGAGATAATGTACCATCACCAGTGAATGTTTGTGTTTCATATTTACCTTGAACTATATTAATGAAAAATTGACAACCACTTTTTAAAGTATAATAATTTCTATACGTTCCTGTTTTTATTGAATAATAAAGACTATTAGATATATTTTTTAATTGTGTTTCATTGTATATTATAATTTTACCACCTGCAATCTGACTGATATCTGTTCCTTGCTTAAGTTTAAATTTCAATGTTCCTTGAGCTGATATTGCCCTAGATGGATTGTGTCCTGAAATTCTTGCGATATTTCTTATCGTTCTGATAGTAACAGCTTGATCTATATCTAATTGTCTTACTGCATTTTTGACATATAATATATTTTGTATGAATATTTCTTTAACAAAATTCAAAATTTGTCCATATGGAGAAGCAGAATTATAAAGAATATTTGATTTTTTATAAGTTGCACTGATCCAATTATTTAACTGATTTGTTAAATTTGCATAATTTAATTCTATGCTATTGAAAATTCTATTAAGTTTTGAGATTCTTGCCACTCTTTTTTAAATTATTTTTTATTTGATGTGTTTTTTTAGATTTTCTCCTATTGTTTCAACTAATCGTTTGAGATTTATTTCTTTTACTTCATATTTTTCTTTAAATATTTCGAATTTAAAGTTGTATTCATCTTCTCCATTTTTTGTAATAGTTAAATCTACATTTTGATTATTACTTAATGATAATTTGAAATTAAAATATATTGATTTGCAAGGCATAATAGATATTTTTGGTTCATCTACATTAGTAACTGATATATTTGAAACTTCATTATTTTCAAACCATTTATTAATTAAAGTAGCTGGTGATTTTATAAAATCAGACAGTATTTTAATATTTTCTCCAAATTTATTTTCTTTGAATGTATTTTTTATTTTATTTTCAAAATCATCTAAGCTAGAAAATTCAATTCTAACATATTCACAATTAATGTCATGTAAATATGTAAAGTAATTTTTCGTTAGTTTTGATTTCGTGTTATCCGTTGTAAAAATCAATTTTGTGTAAATGATATTAATGTCATCGTATAAAATTTTGTTTATTGATATTATTAGTCTCAATTCTTCTGAATTTAATATTTTCTCGTAAATAGTATCTACTGATAATACCTTAGTTGTATCAAATACATTTTTTATTTTATTAACTAAATCTTCTATTAAAATGTCCATATGTTAAATTATTTTATATGTTATGTTGTATCTATCTGCGAATGAAGATGTGTTGCTACCATCTACTCTAAGCATAGTAACTTGTAAACCTCTATAATAACTAATTCTTGGCTGTCCAACCAATAAATACCCACAAACAACAGATTGTAACAAGTTTATTGTTATATTTATACCTAATTTATTTATTATTGTATAAGATCCACTATAATCAATGACATTACCAAATGTATCTTTAAAATACAGGTTCTGTACATATATAGTATTACCAGATTTGAACATATCCTCAGTTAATATTAATTCTACATATTCTCCGTCTACACATAATGTTGTTCCTGTATATACATCTGTACAATTAACATATATATTTTCATTTAAATAAAAATTATCATCAAATGTAGATTTTTCTGGAGTTAAACTAATATATTTTCCTGTTATGACATCTTTCGGTAAATCTGTGTAAAAAATATTTACTTCAGATATTGCTCCATTATAATTGAACATCATATTAAAATATAATTTTTGTGAATATTGAGCATATTTAGGTTCAATTAAAATGTCTATTTTTTGTTTATTTTTCAAATCCTGATCTAGCATAATGATAACATCTCCTCCATTTGTTGATATGTTATCATTTATTATGTTTAATAACATATTACTAGTGAAAGATGTCGATATTGGATATGATGTTCCTGTATTAGCCAAATTATAATTATAAACTTGTGAAATGCTAATTTTTTCTATTTCATCATATTCAACAGTAATAACATTCATTTTAAGTTTAGGATATATACCTGAATAATCAACAGATATTGCAGTAGAATCAGAATCAACAAATTGATTAGTTGAATATAATTTTAATAAATTTTCCATATTTGACATTTTGCTTTTTAAATCATCAATGTCTGTTTGTGAATATATTAAACTCTTCATTTCTTGTAAATCCAAATTTATTCTAACAAATTCATTTATAATATTAACAAAATTTTCATTTACTTGATAGAATCTTTTCATCATTTCATTATACATATCAAATCCAAACATATTATATATAGTTGTTGAATCGTATGTTAACGGTTTAACGTCATTATCTATATTATAATTTATATTCAAATTAAACATATAAGATAATCCATCTTGTGTACCATTCGTCACTAATTTGTTATATGGTGATATTTGTGTTGCAAAATTATCATCGTCATTGTCAGGATTATTTAAAAATTCTATCCCATATAGATTAACATGAGAGTTAACATTGTTATTGCTATCTCTTTCAACTAATTCATAATACCATAATATTGCATTGAATTCAAAATCCTTTGGTGCTTGTCCTTGTATTGATAGTGAACTAAATTCATCAAAATTTTTACATTCTAATCCAGCAATGTTCATTTTATAATAGTGTGTTCTATCCACATCAAGAAAAACTCCATCAATAGAATCAGAATTAAAATCAGTTAATTTTTCAATATAATCATCAGAATTTAATCCTGTGTTATTAGTTAAATTTACGCCATAGTAATCACCTTGGTATCTTACATTATCTCCATCAGAGCATAAATATGTATTATCAGCGGTGTCAAATTGTCCAAAAAATGATCCAGGATAATCCTGAGGATTGGTCCTTATGTTAGAATTTAAACTTTCTGCGCCAATAATTTCAGTTTGAATTTCATCTGCAAGTATTGGTATCTCTAAATTAGGATAATAATTTGTATTGCTTCTTGTACCAAAAAGAATAGTTGGTGTTTCACCTCCTTGATTTGGTATGTATGCCGTTACTTCTTGTCCCACTCTTGATGCAGTCTGAATATTTGTTATTTGATTAATTTCTCCAACGTATTCAATTAATTTATGATAATCTAAATTAAAATATGTACCTAATAATGAAGTTTGTGTTTGACCTTGAAAATTTGTATCTATCCATATGTAAGTATTTCCACTTGAAAATTCTATATATGATATTTTATATGAATATCCAAAAGTAATAGCAGATAAATTAGATATGTCTGATGATATATTACTTTTTAATAATATATTATCACCAACTTTGAATTTAGTGGTCTGACCTGATATAGTAAATTTAGGAATGTGATAGCCATCTGATCCTTGATAATCATCTGTGCTTTCTTCTACCCATTTTGTTTGATAATCAATAATTTCCCTTTCTTTCCATAAATATTTACGAAAATAATCAGGATTTGTTATTGTTGAGCTGTTTTCATTATTGAAATCAGTTAGGTTTTTATCCCAGTCAACTTTATGTACTGCTGGTTCAAAATCTATCATATTTAATTTTCTACACCATTTCCAGAATATTTCTTCAGTAGGTGTGTTTCGTTCTGCGATATTATAAAAATCAGTATTTGTATTTATTCTACTTTCATGTAACGCAGTGTCATAATTTGCTACATAATTTCTTAATGATTCAACTAATTGCTCTGATAATAGTGATGGCTTTGCTGTATTAGGATCATCACAATAAAAAGGAGATTCACCAACATTTGATTTTGGTATAAATTCCATAACACCATCATTCATATTATTACTTGATAATGTTTGCTTTGGTATATTTAATAACGCAAATTTTGTAAAATTTAAATTATAATAATCATTATAATTCGCTAAATTTACATCACTTGCAGCACTTGGGAAAGAGTAAAATGATGTTCCCTTGTTTTTCATTGATTTATAAAGAGGTGTTGCCATGTAATCAGGTTTAATTTTTTATTATATATAAAAATTACACCTTCATAAAAAACAAAAAAAGAGTAATAATTGAATTATTACTCTTTTTCTAATATTATTATATAGTTTCTTGATACCACATTCTTTTGGTTAATATCATTCTCACTATATTTATGTCAATTTCATAGTCATCACTTATTTCTTGTAAATGAGAATATTTTTCATTTTCATCTTTTAATTTATCAATTTCTAATTCATTTTTTTCTAATAGTTCTTCATATTGTTTCAGTGTGATTTTTAAATCATCATCACCAGTTTGTTCATAATTTTCATTTGTGCTCATTTTCTGAAATTTGTTTTAATTTGTTAATTTTTTCAATTCTAGTATATTTTAAGTTATTTTTACTTTTATAATATTCATATTCTAATTGAGTAATATGTTTTTTTATATTTTTAGAATTTTCAAATATATATTTATTATATTCATAAGAATGTGGATCATTTATATATTCTTCATATTTCATAAATTTATATATTATAATTTAGTATAATTGTTTATTTTAATAATCTGCATTCTGATAGTGACATACCAAGTATTCTGGAGTATTTTCTAATTTTTTAAATTTTAATCCAATGCTTGCCATTTTAACAACAGCAACGAAATCTTGTCCATAACCTGTTTGCCATAAGGTTTTTGTCTCTTTTATGTTCTTGTGGCTTATTGAGCTTGTTCCTATGCTTGTCCAACGAGGTTCTACAATTCTTTTTTGTAATTTTTTAAATGTACTATCAAGAACTAAGTAATCATTATAAAATACCCAATCAAATTTATCTAAATCGAATTGATCAACAATTTTTTGAATATGGTTTGACCCTAATATATCATCAGAATCTAAATATGATATTATATCTCCATCTGCAAGCTGAAATGCTATATTTCTCATTTCACCTGAGTATAGTTGTTGCTTTGGTATTTGTATTAATTTTATATTTTTATCATTAATAAGATATTTATTATATAAATCAATAGTTATTTGACAACCATCTGATACTATAATCAATTCTATATTTTTATATGTCTGTTTTTTAAAACTGTTTACTGCACGAATAAATTTTTTGTCCCTATTAGATGCAGAACCTGGATATGGTAATAAATATGATGCCATTATTACACTCACTTTTGGATTAGTCATAAATTAATTTTTATTTAATATATTAATAAAAATAAAAATAGTTTATATAAAAATAAACAAAATCTATTCAATAAAATAGATTTTATTTATTATATTTTTATAAATCAAATTGTTATACATTTATGATAGAAATCATACTTGAGTATCTATATCCTGGATAATCCATTGTTATAATTTGAATTGCTGTTAATGGATATTCTGTTTTTAGTCCTATATTAATTGGGCTAGATAATCCGCCGGATATGTTTTTAACATATATCCATGCTCCTCCTGTTGAAGATAATCTATAATATATATCCATTGCTGATATAGATTGTCCTCCATCATTAAATCCTAAAATTAAACTACCTGAACTATTGATGATTGAGTTTAGAATTAATGTTTCTTTGTTATCATAAAACGCAGAATTTGATAATCTGGATGATGTGACATCATATATTTTAAATGTTAATCCTGTTCTTGGAAAAATTATTTGACTACCAATATTTCTAGGACTAACACCGCTACCGTAATCCAATAAACCTGTGTATGTAACTCCGTTGTCTATTGAATATTGATAAGCTAATGTTCCTATTGTTGTATTTCCGGAGTTAAAAATTGTCATCAAATCTGCTGTACCTCCACTTTGTTGTATACTAATTAATGTTAATGGATTATATGTTGTTGTTGTCGTTGTAGTTGTAGGAGGTATAGTTGTCGTTGTAGTTGTAGGAGGTATAGTTGTCGTTGTAGTTGTAGGAGGTATAGTTGTCGTTGTAGTTGTAGTAGGAATACAATTAATCCATGAATATTCATTGCTGCCTGTTTGCATACATATTTCTAAATATGGTAAATTTTGTTTAATTCTATGCCTGAAAGTTCCAACTATATCTGAATTGCAATCTCCGCAATAATCTAATATATTAACTTCGTGTGTTAATCCTGACGATGGTAATAATCCTGATGTACCGTTTTCTCCATCTATACCAATTATTCCATTCATACCAGATGTGCCATTTTTTCCACTTGAACTCACATCTGTTATACCAGATAATGAGAATTCTTTTATTTGGTATAAATTTATTTGTTTACTAACTGTTCCATATGTAGAATTATCAACAGGTAAAATTATGTCACCGTTTAAATTATATTCCTTTTCAAAATTTCTTGGTCTTATTATGTTTGGCATATGTATACTTTTTTGTGTTTTACAAATTATTATTCTATTTTTTTGCGGTATTATTTATTGATATCTAAAATTGATAGATACCGTGTGTTGTAATATCACTATTTTCAAATAATAATATCCATATTGTTGGATTATCACTCAATGATGATGTAAGTGCGATATATTTGTTCGAGTATGATATATCAAATGCTAATATCGTCAATTCAGAATCATCATAAACTTGGTTACCATTAGTCATACTAGAAACATATACAGGTACTGCTGATCCTACATCAAATAAATTATATGCATCTGTATAATTATTAGCTCCACTATTTTTTACACAATAATACATTATACTTGAAAAAACTGTCGTTGTAGTTGTTGTGGTTGGTGTGTTGGTGGTTGTTGTGGTTGTTGTAGTCGCATTGGTTGTGGTTGTTGTAGTTGTGACTGGAATAGAATTATCAAAAGTAATAATATTTGATGATAAAGAATTTGGTACACTAGCCCAAAACCACATCATTTGTCTCAAGAAATTCGTTTGTTGCCCTATATTTACAATAGGAGTAAGTGGATCTATATCAATTAGATACCCAGTGACATTATCATCATATGAAATCCATATCTTCATTGTTGGAGTGTTAATAGACACGCCAGAATATGCTATCATAATATCTCCATTTTGAATATATGCATTTATTAGTATCGGAGGATTAACAATTAGAAATGTGGTAGTGGTCGTTGTGGTAGCCCATGAATTTGAGACAATAGGATACCAAATATAATTACCAACACCAGATTTCATACAAATTTCTAAATATGAATTATATGAATCTGTCCTATATCTAAATGTTCCAGTTACTCCAGAATTACAATCAGCACAATATTCTGCGACCATAATATTATTAACATTTGTGCAATTTATTTGTTTTAAATAAATTTTATCATTATCATTAGGATATGATAGTATATAAATATTACCTAAATTTACTAATTTATCGTTTAAATACCATTCATATGAATAATCAGTTAAACCTGTTAATCCTGTCACAAAAAAAGTTACACCTGTTGTTCCTGAAACGATATAACAAATACCACTATTAAATGGTATAGTAGTTGAAATTGGTAGACTTTCAATTTTTGGAATAGTGGTTATTATATATGGCGTTTGTGATACTGAAGAATAAGATATTATTATTGTATTCGATTGATATGCATGACAAGGTGATATACCAGAACTACCATTTGAACCATGTACACCAGAAGAACCATCTACACCAGATGTACCATCAGTTCCACTTGTTGAGCCAGTATAATCAAATAATACAAAATCTTTAATTTGAGCTAAATCTATTCTTTTTATATTAGAAGTGTAGCCTTGATTTAGTGTATCACCACTATAATCAACAGGAAATATTAATCCACCAGTTATATTAGTTTCTTTATCTAAATTTCTTATTCTTATTATGTTTGGCATTAAAAATACTTATTTTTTACTATATATAAAAAAATGATTATTATATTTATTTTCAATATATATATTTAATATATAGTAATATGATTACTAAATTTAAAATATTTGAACAAAAAGAACAGGATTGGAATCTAATTTTAGATATTTCCAAAATTTGGAATGATTCATTATATGAAAATTCTAATGAATTAGTAAAATTTAATGAAAATTATATAAATTTTTTAAATAGTCAAAAAGATTTGATAATTAAACAAACATCTCAAAATTCTTGGGTTAAATTGCAAGAATTAATAGATAGAATGACTAAAAATAAAGATAAAATAGAAGAAAGTACATCAGTTTGGGATGATATTTATGATTGGGCTGATAGTAATATGATTGAGATTAAAACAGGAACAGAAACATCTGCTGAAAATGTAGAATACACAAATACAAATGCAATAAAAACAGATTTTTAATTATGATAACAAAATTTAGATTATTCGAAAATATCAGTAATGATAATATTATTGATATTATAAAAAATTCAACATTGTGTGAATATTTTAAGGATGAACTTATAAGAAATGCTGATGATGATGATGAAGCTATAGATATAGATGAAGATGCAATTTTACATTTTTTAGAGGATGAAGGTATAAATATAGATGATTTATCTGAAGATGATGAAATTAAAAATTTATATTATATTAGGCAACACTTTAGTGATAATTTAAAAAATTTTCCAAAAATAATTTTAAATGAAGATAATTATGTTATATATGATCCAAAAGAAAAATTTAATTACACAAAAGATGAATTACCTAAAGTAATAGATATTGATGATGATTTATATGTTTTATATTTATATTTAATAGGTGACGATAAACATGAAAATAAAATGTTCTATACTATACCATTAAGTTTAGAAAAATGTGAAGAGCTAGAAAAAATATTTAAAAGTAAAAACATCACAGAAATTGGTAAAAATTATGAGTTTTTTAATGAGTTGAGTGAAGATAATTTTTATAGTAAAATTGATATGATAAAAAAGGATATGTCAATTTTTGTGGAATTTCGTGCAATAATAAAAAAAGCAACAAAGCAAGAGATGTATGATTCTATTAAAAATAAATCAGATAAATATAATTTATGATAATAAAATTTAAATTGTTTGAATCTATTAGTGTAGCGCCAAAAGTAGGTGATTTTGTAATAATTGAATCTAAAAAATATGAAAAATATAACATAAATATTTATAATTTTTGAATGAAAATGTTGGAGAAATAATAGAGACTCCAAGAAGTCATGGAGGGAAAGAAATAGTTTATGTTGTAAAATTTGATAACGTACCAACTGAAATATTACGGTTAGGTTATTTTGACTATGAATATATTCATGAATATCATTTATATCATCTTAAATTTTGGTCTGAGAATAAAGACGAATTGAAATCTTTGAAAGATTCAAAAAAATATAATATATAATATATGAAATATGAAATATTTAAAATATTTTGAAAAAAAAAGTATTTGGGTAAAGATAAATATTGATTTTATAGAAGGTGATATTATCTATTTGAATGCCTTTGAAAGTATTGATGATATAGATGGTGAGTTTATTGCAAAGATTAATGTGGAAGATATGAATATATTTTATTATGACGATAGGGCAAAATATGATTCATATGCACAAGATGTTCTTAAAAAAATTATAAAAAAAAATATTACGCCAGAGAAATCAATTAAAATTTCAACTAATAAATTTAACATATAAAAACAACAAAATTTAATGATAACAAAATTTAAAATATTTGAGCAAAGTGGATTCGATTTAGGAGATACTGTTTTGATTATGTATAAAGTACCTAAAACAGATAAAAGGGAAATCGTTCCAGTTAAAATTGTAACAGAAGATGGAATTCATCAACAGTTTTCATTTGATGTTCCTAATAATCCATTTCCTTATCAAAGGCCTATTCCATTCGATAAAAATATGGTTATAAATAAAACTGATTCTATAAAGGAGCCATATCGACCTTCCTGGACTCAGGAACAGCCATGTAGCACAGATTATTCGCCTGCATCTAACCCTAATCAAGTTACTAATGATTTCGTTTTACCGAATTCTTAAAAATAGATATAATAATGTTAATAACAGAAAAAATAAAAATAAAAATTGTAACTAAAAATACTAATCATTTTATATCATTAGGATATGATGTAAAATATGGTGATATTATAGAAATAAATTCTAATGAATTATCTAAAAATAGTAAATTTAGAGTAAATGTTATTTGTGATAGATGTGGTGAAATTAAAAATATAACATATCAAGAATATTTAAATCAACGTAAAAAATTTGATTTTGATACTTGCAATAAATGTGAATTTGAAAAAAATGATATTACAAATTTAGAAAAATTGGGAGTGCCTTATCCAACAATGTCAAAAGATGTAACAGATAAGACACTTGAGACAAATATAAAAAATGGTAGATGGTTAAAAGTTGAAGATAGAGATGATTATTACAATTATTATTTATCAGTTTACGGAGAAACATTAAAAAATAAGAAAGAGTTGCTGAGTAATTGGAATGGTTATGATTATTATTCAACTGAATATATTTTAGAAAATTTTAAATTAGATAGTAATGATAAAAAATATCCGACAATTGATCATAAAAATTCAATAAGATATGGATTTGATAATAACATATCGACAGTTGAGATATCAAGAATCGAAAATTTGTGTATAACAACACGTTCAAATAATTCATCAAAAAATAAAAAAATAGAATCAGAATTTAATATTATACAATATGATAACAAAATTTAAACAATATGAATCTAAAATAAATTATCTATTATGTGTGAGTCCATTTGATGGAAATTTTTATTGGAAGTTTACGAAAGGTAAAAAATATAAAGTTTATGATTCTAGTCTTGGTATGAGATTAAAAGATGATAATAACAATTTTTGTAATATTTTAATTTTAGATAGTAATCGTGAAGAACACAATAGCATTTTTATATATCATTATGCTGGAGGAATTTTCACAACAGATAACTCAATTGATGATTATGAAATTAGAGAGAAAGCAAAAAAATACAATCTTTAAAAAATGATAACAAAATTTGAAAAATTATATGAAAAAATAGATTTAACTGATATAAAAATTGACGTAGAAAATGAAAATAAAGAATTTATTGATAAGATAACTCATGAACTTTCTATTATATCATATAGAAGAAAAAATAGTCCTAAACCAATAAGATTAACTGAAATTGTTGGATATTTCAAAAAAGATAATTTCAAAAATAATAATTTAATATATAAAACATATTTAAGTCTAAGATTATCTAATGGAGATAAAATAATAAGTAATTTATCTACATATAAGAATAACAATGAAAATAATATTAACATTAAAATAAATGAAAAAAAAATTTATGATATTGATAATAGTAAATTTAATGAGGATTATTTAGTTGATAAAATTATAGAAAAATATAAAGAATATTTATTAGAAAAATTAAAATTAAGATGAAACATTTAAAAATGTATGAAAATTCTAATGTATTTGGAGATTGGACATATGATAGATTAAAGAAAAATGATGATGAGAGAGATTATATTAAACATTGCCTATATGATTTTTTAAAATTTAAAAATGAAGATATTATTTATATACAAGATTTTAAAATATTAAGAAATAATAGAATACAGGTAGATTATCAACCATCAAAATCTCAAGGTACTTGGTATAGAATTACAGGAGATGAATATTCAGATTTTATTTTATTTTTAAATGATCCTGATACATACAAAGACACAAAAAAATTTAACATATAAAAAATAAAAATAAAAATGGAAAAAATAATAAATTTCACAAATTACGAACTTAATGAATCAACTATTGAAGTTGATGCAACTGAAGAAGGAGTATATGTATTAACATTGCATGATATTCATAATATAGTTAATAACTTCACTGATGAAGAAGTTACTGAAGAAGATATACTTGACGAATTATCAGATTATACATTTGTTAAAGTTGAAGACTCTGAACTTGGTGTAGTTGAAGATGAAACAAATTTAGAAGATGTAGAAGATGATGAATTAGCAGCAGAAGGTGATATTACAGGTTTGAAAGCTGATGAAGATCCAACTTTAATAAAAAAATTTGAAGAAGAATGAAAAAATTTACACACATAGAAGAAGATTTAATAAAAGAAAATGCTGAAGTAGATAAAAAATTTATGTTTGGATATAGTTCTGCTATTAGTAAATTAGAAATTATTAAATCAGCATTAAATAATATGTCAAATGAGCAATCTAAAGATTCAGGTAATTATGGATATGTTGGAGATATAAATCGTGTGAATGAAAATTTAGATGAAATATTAGAATTTCTGATTGAATATCAAAACACGTACAGTGCAATATAAAAAATAAGATAATTATGCCAGATATAACAACAAAATTTGATGATTTCAAATCTAAAAAATTAAAAACCTTTGATAAAGAAAAAGAATATGATACTTTGTCTGATGATATTATTGCTATATCTAAATTAGATAATGGTGAATATGAAAAAGTAACAGGACCTGTTAATATAGTTCAAATTACTGGATTGATTACTGATAAAGATGAAATTAAAAAATTGGATGAGGTTGCTGGCGGACCAGTTCTTAATACTGATTTAAGTTTAAAACAAGTTAAGCGTGGTGATACAATATGGTTAACCGCACTTTTACAAAGACCTTCATCATCTGCTGTTTATAGTTCACAAACACTTTCTGTTTTAAAAGTTAGAATATCTGATATTTTTTATGGATTATCTAAACTAAGCTCAATGAGATAATTAAATATTTTAATTACTTAATAATAGTTCATGCCTATCAAAAAGGAGAATTAACAGATGTGTCGCCTACAATTAAAAAAATAGCAAAACACATCAGTAATAAAGATGCGAATGATTTTGCCTCAACAAAACATAAAGGACTTCCTAAGCGTGTCAAGAAACGTAAACATGAGTCATTGATTTGTGATTTTGATAAATTTGTCAATGAAAAATATAAAAACAATTAATATTAAATGAATCATTTAAAAATATACGAAACTGAATATAAATCTGTTAACTTTAGTGATGTTATTGGTAGTGGAAATATGTCATCTACATATCACATAAATAAGAGCAAAGGATTATTTCCTTATGTGAAAGAAAAAGGTATTTTTAGATTAATAGATATTGATAACAAAGAATCTATTACTAGAAATGCAATTTGGTTTAAACCAGAAGTAGTTGAGAAATATAATGAAGTTTCATTTAAAATTATGGAATTAGAAGAACAACAAGAAAACATATTAAAAAATAATGACATCTAATTAGATGTCATTATTTATTTTTGATGTTCATCATTTAGGTAATTATATGTAGATAATACTTTATTTATTCTCTTATTGGTTTTTGATTTATTGAAACATTCATTTGCAAATATACCATCAGCCTCATATTTATTTATGATCCATCTTGTGTCCCCTATTATATCATATTTCAATAGAAAATTATGACTATCTATATTGCCAACTTGTACTGTATTACTATAAATTCTAATAGTACCGTCCTTTCTATCCTGAATGAAATATATAAAATCCTCAGTTGAATCTTTCACATTTTCCCAAAAATCAGGATGAATTATTGTATCATCATCATTGAAATATACATAATTTTCTTTTATTATATCTAATGCAAAATTTCTTTGAGCGTGTCCTACTTTACTTTTTGAATTTTTATGAAGATAAACCTCACAATTACTTGGGATTAATTCGTTATTTGGTAATTCATCTCTATCAAAAACTACTATCCATCTATAATTTTCTTTTGGTATATTTATGCTTTTTGATATTGTCATTAAATTCTCTGGCCTACTGCAAGGTGTTATTATATTTATTTTCATTTTAATATTTTTGATATTTTTTCTTCTATTCTATTTTTAGTAAAAATATAATGCCAAGTATATTCAAATATCCTTGATGTTATTGCGTTATTAATGTTTGTGCTTGTCACCCAATCAAACAATTTTTTCCAAAAAATTATATCATATTGTAATATTAATTTTTTTGAGACTACAAATTGTGCTCCAGTATAAAAAAATAATCCATCTTCTGGAAATATCAATTTATCTTGAAATATATTCCAATTTTTCCTAATCCAATCATCAAATGCATTTTTATTTTCATTTAGTGTATATTTTTTGCTTATTTCTTGATATAAAGAACGTTTATTAACAGAAAAAAAATCTCTGGTGCCCCAATTTATGTTCTCTATTATATATTTTGATTCATAATCTTGATGCCATGAATTATTATGACCATGAAGAAACATAGTTCTGTCTGGTAAATCATTATAATTATCTATAATGTATTTTAAATACATTGGAACTTCATTTCCTTTATTATTATCTAAAAAATTATAATTATTGTTTGTTTTTGAATATATTTTTATATCGTATTTATCCTTAATATTTAAACACCAATCTAAGTTTTCTTTATAATGTGCGATTACTATTTTTCTGGTCATAATTTATTTTTTATAATTTATTTAAAATATTTTTCCATTCTTTGTATACTCTATCTTTTTTTTCTTTATTGTGTTCTTTCATTTTTTCTGATATCTCATTAAAATTTAATTGAATCAGTTTATAATTCAAATCATCAAAAGAAGAAAAATAATTTATTTGATTCATATCATCATTGTAAAAATCTGAATATTCTATTAATTTGTTTAATAAATTTGGATCATTAATATTATTTGGATCTATATTTTTAATATTTAATGTGTTATTTTTTGAATTTGATAATATTTGAGTATATGATATTTCACTAAAACATGATTTATTTTTGTATAATTCTGTTAATAGTTTTTTATCTGGAAATAATAGTGGAATATTTGAATTATATTGCTCAAATATAGACATAGTGGAAACATTGTATGGAATGTGAATTATACTTTTATGATTTGATAAGTCACTCCAATCATATTTGCCCATATTTTCTTTATCTATTATATTCTCATTTTTAATTTTTATTGATCTAGAATATAAAATTGATTTATTTTTATTTTCAATGTACTTCGAATTCGTATATTCACAAAGACTAGGAATATATTCAAATTTCTTATTTAAAAATCTCTCACAATACCATTTGTCATATAAATTATTAGATATAGTAATTATGTTATTATTATTGTTTATATAATTATTAAACCATTTCCATCTTGTTTCATCATTTGTGAAAGGATATTCATATCTAGTACTGGCTACAAAAATTATTGGCTTATTGAATTTCTCATATAATAGAGAAATCATAGGAATATGAGTAACAATAAACCCATCATATTTTTCTAATTCTTTCCTATGATTTATATAAAAATTATCACATATTTCTGGCGTAATATTTTTCCAATTTGATTGATTGACTATGTAATTGTTATTTGGTAATTTATTAAATACCCAAGCATGATTTGATAAATAATTTATATTTATTTCATGACCTAAATCATTAAATATTTGTTTAATATCTGCTATAACTGATATATGTAGATCTAAATTAAAAAAATTCATTTTTTATGTTTTTTTGTATTTATTATATATATCATTCATTTCAATTGGTTTAATATAATGATAAGACAATGGAGAATTTAATCTATTTATATCATTATCATTCAAGAAACAATAATTGTTACTTTTTACATATTTGCTTGGATTCTGAGAGAACATACCTGATATATGAATTAAGTCTATATTAAAATATATCTTGATCATATAAGCTATTGCTATATCTGCTATTGCATATGGTACTGGTAATTTATTAGAATCAGATAAAAATTTCCAAGTATCATTAAATTCTGAAATTTTCGGATATATTTTTCTCATTAATGAATTACTAATAAAAAAGCCACCTCCACCTGCTACAGCCAATATTTTTGTGCTGTTGACTACTAAGTGATTGTTTGATTGTCCTAAAAATAAATCATCGTCTCTATTAAATTTATATAGCTCTTCTATTATATTATTTTTATATAGAATAGTATCACAGCCAACCATACAGTACCAATCAAGTTCATCATTTTTTTCGTAAATATACTTTAATCCTAATTGTT